CATCACAAGCAGAACAAGTCCTGAGTCCAGTAGCACCAGCGCCAAGAGTCGTAGGTTCTTCATTCTTTCCCCCGCATTGACAGAAGCCACTGAGTCATCTCGGTTGAGACCTGACTGTCCCCATGCTTGTCGGGGTGGCACAGACGAATGAGTTGCTCAATCTTCTGAGGACTCATGCTGGTAGAAGCAGCCGTCTTCATCAACTGCTTGGCCTTGGCCCGAACGCGCCTATACCGATCGGTAAGTTGAGCCACCTCATCCGTTTGCTTTCGATGCTCCTCCTGAAGCCACAGGAGCGCTTTGTCCCCGGCGTACAGGGCATAGTCCCGGTCGAGCTTGAAGCAGACCGCACACAGACTCTCAAAGCCCTTGGCGGCAACGAATGGCGTCCTGCATCCCAGGCACTCGCGCTTCTGCCCAACCGTCATCTCCGCCAGTGCATCCCTTCGGGCATCCGACAGCATGAGACTCATGGAACCACCTCACTTCGTTCCTTCAGGCGTTCCGCAAAAGACCGCATGGGAGCGGAATCCGTCTGATGGAAGACCAATAGGGCCCCCATGCCCAGCACTTCGAGTTCTACCTCCGCGTCTGCCGCCGCTTCTCCCACAACGACGCGCAGGCTCTCCGGTGCCCAAAACCCCACCAGTGGGTAAGACTCGTAGTGACCCGGATTGCCTGAACAGGAAGTGAACGGAACTGCCCCCGACGCTGCAAGGGCTGCTACGACAGGAGCCACTTCGGGATCCAGATCCATGTAGTAGACCATGTTGTCCTGCGCCTCCTCGTAGAGTTCGTCTTCGTCCTCTGCCCACTCCATGAGTTCAATCAACGCCTCTGCGTCCCGGCAAATCATGTCGTAATCCGACCACTCCATCCACCGCATGTCCCGGTAGTGGTGGTTCTCCGGCAGTCCGTCGCTGTTCGCCATGTATTCCTCATCCGGGAGGCTCCATCCATTCGATTCGCTTGTCACCACTCCTCCTGAAGCTCAATCACGGCCTTCAACGGCTCCGCTTTGTAGTCCCAGTAATAGTGGTCCAACGGGCGCAATGCTGCCGGTCTGTTCCGCGCGTGCCGAGAGTAGAATACCAAGGCGCTGCCTTTGGGGGCACCGGATCTTTTCGACTCGCCGGGCAGAATGAACTGCACACGGGGCTTGATGAACACCACAGCCTCCGCGTCCAGACAGCCCGCAACGTGAGTGTGCCAATAGGCGGTGTCCGTGTTGGCGTAGGTGAGCAGGACCAAGCGATCCAGTGTGGAAGCCTCCTGTGCAGCCTTGGCGAACCAGTGCTTGATTCCATACCCATAGGGCGGATTGCACCAGACGCGCGAGCCGTAATCGGACCACTTGACGCGAAGGGCGTCGATCCTTGGGTTGATGAACGGATCGACCCGTGCCACATCCAGATTTGTGGCACAAGCGTCCAGGTCGAATCGCACCACCTCATTGACTGGATCGAATACCTCGGGAGGGGTTGTCCAGTCGTCTCGGCCCAAAGTACGGGTAGTAGGCTGCGTCATTCTTTTTTTGCCTGCGAGCGATAAGGTATGAGGGGCGCACCTGGCGCCCACTCTCCTGCTTCCATTAGGCGACGACGCAGCGTGGACCGAGCCACACCGAGGGCCTTGGCCGTCGTCGTGAGCCCATGCCCCTCCTTCAGCATCGCAAGTGCCGGCCGGAGGTCCATCTCCACCTTGGGGCGTCCGATGGGCCGCCCGGCGGCCTGGGCGCGGCGAACCCCGGCGATGATCCGCTCTCGCGTCATTTCCCGCTCGAACTCGGCAAAGCTCGCCATGATGTGAAACAAGAGCTTTCCGTGCGCCGTGGTGGTGTCGAGTCCGGGATCGCGCGCTGAGACGAACTCCACACCGTAGGAGTCCAACTCGTTGATCGTTTGAGTCAGGTCCAACACGCTCCGGCCCAGACGGTCAATGCGCCACACAGCGAGAATGTCGAAGCGGCCTGCCTGTGCGTCAGCCAGCATCTCAGTGAGTGCGGGCCTCGGATTCTTTCGACTCCGCTGTGCTCCACTTACGCCATCGTCCATGTAGCTCTTCGTGAGCCACCAGTTGCGGCCTTCGACCAGTCGCTCCAGTTCTTCGGTCTGAAGCCCGATTTCCTGCCCTTTGTCTCGGGTCGAAGTGCGCGAATACAGAGCGACCCGCTTCTGTCCCGGTCGTGGCCCTGTCTGTGCCTTTTGTTCCTTCCTGGCCTTCTTCGACTTTTTCGACTTCTTCTTCGACTTTTTCAGCTTCTTCTCTTTTTTCACCGTAGTCATTCGCCCACCTCCACCATCGTCCAGCCCTTGGGCAGACGGCCCTTCGGCTTGATGGGAGAGAGCAGGAGAACCTGACCGGGGGCGTCCGTGAGCGCACGCATGGCAGACGCGAGCGTAGCGGGGTCCCAAGCGCGCTCCTTGGGGGTCAGCACCGAAGGTCCCGTATGCCCCGTCAGGCGCAGCTTGGCAGCCGCCACGGCGACGGTCAGACGCGCCCACTCAGCACCAGACAGCGCGGTGTGCAGTACATCATCCCGAACAAAGCCCATCGAGATGGACTTGCCATCGAGGACGAGGCGAAAGTCATCGGAGTCAGGCAGATGGGCTCGCACAGCCTCTTCAATGGCGCTGACAGCCTGACGCACAAGCTCTTCCATGGCCTTCCGGCAGTCGTCCTTCAGGTTGGTCATGTCTCGGTAGTGGCCTTTCTTCTCCTTCAGAAGCTCACGCTCGTCCCGGACGCGCTTCCAGTTCAACACAGCCGCGTCGGCTTCGCTCAATCGGGCCTGTGCTTCTCGGAGCACCTGCAAAGCTGCGGTGTTGTCCACCACAGCGGCATCGGGACCCTGTGCGTTGTACTCGGACTGGATCCGCTCCCACGAGGCAACCGCTTCTTCTGCCTGCTCTTTCGCCCGAGAGACCTGACTCGTGAGGACTTCGATCAACGTGTCGAGTTGCTGTGCCTCTGCGAATCGCTCCAGATACTGATCGTACTCGGCAGAGAGGTTGTTCCAGTCAGGAGGGGTCTCGTTCCCGCACATGACACACCCTGGCATGTTCAGTTCTGCCGCGAGCCTCACGGTGACCGACAGGGATTGGATCAGCTTGGCAGTCGCCGGCACTTGGATCTGACTGCGCTGCTCTCGGGCCACCCCGAGCTTCCCGTCCTGTGTGCGGTAATACCCAACCGCCTTGACCGCGCGCTCTTGCTGGGCCTGCACTACCGCCGCAGACAGCCGCGCATGAGCAGTGGGATGGACAATGCTCTTGCCCTCCGCCTCTTCCACAGCCGCACGAAGCTCGGTCAGGTCCCGCTCAGAAGGCTCCGCACCAAGACCCCGGCTCATGGACTCAATGGTACGCTCGGCACTGGTGATCTGCGCCTTGGCTTTTCGCGCATCTGACGCGGCCACTTCCAGCACCTTGGTCAGTGCCTCGGATTCGGACATGCTGTAGCGCGCGGCCATGTGATCGTAGAGATCGGTGTCCGTGAGGTACGCATGGACTCCCGCCCGGTTGACCGTGCCCGCGACCTGCATCAGCCACTTGCGCTGCGTCTCCGCGTTGCCCTTCAGCATGGACTCGATGTCCGAAACAGGCCACGCTACCGGGCACGGGTGCTGGTACTCAGCCTTTTTGACAGACTTTCCCGACTTGAGTGTGTGCCACATGAACGTCGTGTCGTCGTCCAAAGTGGCAATAGCGTACAGTTCGGCGCTATCCCCCAAGTCGAATAGGTCGGACTCCTTTCGTACCTCGTCCCGACCCTTCAGGTCCGTGACGAACCCTCGGGTTGCCAGTTCGAGACTGTTCTGGACAGCCGACTTGCCCGACCCGTTGGGTCCGACGATGATTGTCTTCTCGCCAAGTTCGACATCGACGCCGCCCTTGACGTTGCTCTTGACGTGCTTGAAGTAGGCCATGAGCCCTCCTCGTGTGTGTTCGAGGAAGACAGTAATGACCGCACACTGCGCTGTCAACTACGTCAGGACAGAAAGTCAAGCTGCTTCGATCTGACCTTGCTTTCGACCAGCGACTGCCACGGCTACTGTGATCAACGCCATCTCCAGTCCATAAGGCAGACTGGAGGTCTTGTAGGCGGGAGGCCAAAATCGGCTCTCGCGCCCAAACTGCTGAATGTCCTGAGCCGCTTCGTAGGGGCTCGCCGTGGAGAAGAGAGGCACCATTGCACTTGCCAGTGCATCGGCTGTGGGGAGCCCTGCATCGAATCCAACCAGCGCGGCTGCATCTGCGGCCAGACGCGCCTTGGCGTACATCGGGGATGCCACGATCTTCTGGCGGACACCTTCGCGCAGAGCCAAACGGCTCCCCACGAAGGCCAATCCACCGGCCAATGCCCCCGCTCCCGCGATGTAGATCACTTGCTTTGTCTTCACGCGGGCACTCCTTGCAGGTCACGAAGTTGGTCCAACATCACTACGTCTCGCGGTCCCGTGTCGCCTTTTTGCCAGCGGTACACGGTGCGGAGAGTGACATCCATCCGTTCTGCGATCTGAGAGGGAGTCATCCCTTCGCCGCGAAGTATGTGGATCAGCTTCCTGATCTCATCTGCGTTGTCGATGAGTGGGGTCATGCAGCATCCTTACCATGGCACTGCACAACCAGTCCAGTCATCCGAGCACTCAAACTCATGGTTTGAGGGACGCTCGCCATCCACCCTTCCAATCCTCAGAGTCGATGATCTCCACTCCAATGACCTGTTTGATCTGGCCACCATGGGCATAAATGCCCATGCGCCCGGCGTCGAGAGCCTGCTCCATGATGCTGGCTGTGGCCCTTCCCATGATCGGGTCCATGATGGCCACACCATTGAACAAGGGAGTGCGCTGCTCGTAATCCACACCTGTGGCAAGCCACGTACACCAGGCACCCCACGAGCCCTGCTGTGCAAAGCTCCGGCCTTTCTCTTCCGTAGCCAGAACACACGTCACGTTGATGTGTGGTGCAGCCGCTGTCAGCCCATTCCGAATGGCCTGCACCGCGTTCGCCACATCATCTGGAGATGCGTCCATGGGATCCATCAAAAGTACGCGGTACTCAGGCATAACAGGCATCCAAGCTGCGCTTCAGTTGACTCTCGACAACCACCAGAACGTCTCGATTGGACTCCCTGTCCACAATGACAGTCTCGTAGAAATCTCGCGCAGCACGGCGAAGGGCGTCAACGCCATTTGCCATCACGTTCACATTCCGCAAGTCAGCATGAGCCGCCTGAAGCTCAGACTCTGACTCCTCCAGCCTGTCTTTCAGTTCTTCCAGTTGCTCCATGAGCTTGAAGTTGTGCTCGACGAGAACTTCCTTCTCGTGAGTCAGCGTTGTGATCTGCTCAGTGTGTTGGTCAGGTGTCATACTTCGCTCCAATAGAGGCCGTAGTCGGCCTCGGCTGTGAACGTCACTCCAGAAAGTCCGGGGTGCGTCATGTTCATGGCGTCCTCGATGATGTGCTTGACCTTCCACGGAATCGAACCTTTCGGCACGTCCCATGTCCCGTCAGTGCTCAGGGTTGCCCCATCGAGAGGGCACTCCACGGCGATGCTGTCGTGGCATTGGTTGATGATTCCAGTGCCGGGTCCCCAGTGCTCAAACGGGATGGCGTCGAGCACTTGAAGGATGGCGATGTTCATCAGGCTTGCGCCTGCTGCCTGGATTGGGAAGTTCACGATTTCATTGGGGTTTTCCCCGTCCAGAAAGTCCCGACGGCGGCCCATGATCGGCTCAGTCAGGAATCCCTGCTGCTTGTAGGTGGTCATCTCCTTTTCCCAGCCCCACTCGAACCGAGCCCCCTCCAGCCACTTCTGGTGCATGGCTCGGACCTCACGCATTGAGATACGCAGGTAGGGCAGACTGATGGTCCCGTCGTCATTGACCTGTTCGGTCTGCGTGATGACGCGGTGGACAGTCTCGACCGTCGCCCAGTATTGACTGGCGTATTGGACACTCTTGGAGAGACCGCGCAGCTTCTTGGCATTGCCTGTGAACTTGGTCCCTGTCTTCCAAGGAGGCTTGGAGCCCGCTGCCTTGATGAAGCGGTCCCCAAACACGGCAAGCGCGGTCACGCTGCTGTGTGGGTCCAAGCCCCTGTCGAAAGCATCAAGGTACTTGATGGACTTCCAGCGCGCCGCTGCGATCCGAAGCTCCAACTGATCTGCGTCAGCCCCCACAAACATGTGCCCCGGAGCCGCGCGCACCATCCCCCTGAGCTTGCCGGGGAAGTTCTGAGCGTTGATGGGCTTGGAGCTACTCAGGCGACCTGTCGTGGTGACGTGCGCGTTGTAGCCGGGGTGCATCCGGCCCGTTCTTGGGTCTGTGATGCCCTTCTTCTGCTCACCTGTGCGCTCCCGATACAGCGCCTCGGCATACTCTTCATCGTCGTCCCACCCAAACGCCATTTCAGTCGAGAGGCGAATCTTGGAGATGTAGGTCCCCAGCATCTTCTGAGCCTTGCGGTAATACCGCACCTGCTCCAACAAGACACGCTGACTGTCTTCGAGCGTCGGAATGGTCAGACAAGCTCGAATGACTGCATCAGAAGTGGAAGGGTCTCCAGCCTTGGTGAACCTGAGCTTGTCTTCGATGTTTGGTTCGAGCCGCCACTCGTTGAACAGCAGCTTCCGTAGTTGCTGCGTACTTCCCGGATTGAGTGGACGGCCCGCAATCTCATGGATCTGCTTCAGGTGCTTCTTCCGCTTGCCGATGTACTCCGCTTCGTACTGGGCGCGAACCTCCTGATCGACGTACATCCCGACACGGTGCATCCCAGAGCAGACGTACTGGAGGCGGTGGTCACACGCCATGACCTCCTCCTGCCGCCGCAGCTTGATCTGGTCCAGCATCGGCGACAAAACCGCGTGAGTCACACTCACATCGTAGGCGCAGTAGATGTGCAGGTCTTGGTCAGACTCAGACTGCGTGGCCTTCTTGTTGCCCTCACGGTCTGTCTTCCAACTTGGCGCGTCCGTGTAGATGGAACCGACGAACCCAAGGCTGTGAGGCAGTTCGGACTCCACCAACCGATGCACGAGCATGGTGTCCATGACCGGTGTGGCCCGGACCCCGACCTGCTGCTCCAGACACAGATAATCGTAGTACCCGAAGTTGTGGCCTACCTTGATATAGTTCGGGTTGGTGAGCCAGTCCCGCAGCACGTCCAGAACGCGATGCAGTTCATGGTCGGGATAAAAGCCCCAGAACTTCTGGCGTCGGGCTGCTTCATCTGGCCGCAAGTACTTGTCGGGCACCGCCCCGATTGGGCGCGTGCCGATGACCATCACTTCACGGTCTGTGCCCAGTGCGATGCACCGCATGTTCGCCGTCAGGCATTCGATGTCGTCTGTCTCCACATCGCAGGACAGGACCGGGTTCCGACTGATGAAGGCTTGGAGTTCCTCCGCAGTTGGGTTGAACTGGATCTGGGGAGGGTGCCAGTTCATCTGATCCCGGAAGAACCGAACAGCACGCCGCAAGTCGCTCCGCAGAACATGATTCCAACGCAGCGTGTGGAACACGAACCCCGGCGACAGAATGGGGAGCATCTTCACCTCGCGCCCACTGCGGTCCACAGTGACCGGGCTTCCCCGAAGCTGGAAGATGTTCGCCCCCTTCCCCACAAGTTGCTTCACCGCGAACGAGCCTGATGGAATGACCTGTGTGAAGACCTCCATCTCGCGATTCAGGCGGGGCGCACAACACGTCATTGGTGAAGGAATCAACGCTTCCTGTGGCACGTCTTCTGGTGCGATGCCTTCCTTCTTGGCATCCTTCAGCCGCTCTCGATTGACCTTCTCGATCTTCTTGTTCTTGCGTCGGGTGACTTCCAGCACGCGCTTTAGGTCTCCCTCGGGAGGACGACACAGGATCAGATTGGTCCAGTGGAGATCGTTGCGTCTGAGACCTGCCTGCTTGACAGCCTGCATCAACAGATTCCCAGTTGGGCCCACGAACGGTCGACCTTCCTTGGTGTCACGCTCTCCGGGAGCATCACCCACAAATGCAATCTCTGCACCGGGGTGACTCTCCGGCAGGACGGGCCCCTCTGCTTCACGCAGGGGGCACACGTCACACCGACAGCCCAAGGCAACCGCAGCCGTTTTGACTGGTGCAGTCACCCCAGACCTCCCTCAACTGCCACCATGGGATCTGGCCCAGCCATTGCCATGACCATTCCCTTGATGTCCCCACGGAACCAACAATCGGCACAGTTCTCATACCGCTTCAGGCACTGGAGACGGGCGACCTCTTCTTCGGGTTCCCAGCGCTGGTAGGCAAGCTGAAGTCCCCAACCAAGGCGATCTCGGTCACGTATCCAACGCTCTCCTGACGACCCCCGAACCAGCGTGAAGCCAATCCGGGGGTCGCGCTCAACAATGTGAACTGCCATCACTCTTCGCCGGAGGAGGTCAACTCCGACACCCTCTCCATGTAGAACATGAGCGAGGAAGCGAGGAGGCAGAGCGTCCCCAAAGGGACTTCAGTAGGCGTTCCAGGGTGAACACCAGAAGAGAGGGCCTCTTCAAGTGGGGCCACAATGGATGGGATCTGCGCAGCAGTCACGGGCTGGAAGTCAGTGAGCTTAGGCGCACCAACAATGGCTCCAGCCACGATCGGCTTTCCGTCAGGTCCAACGAGCATAGGGGTCTCCAAGAGCGTATGCCGGCTTGGCAAGGCGGGGTCCAATAGGACAGCCAAGCCGACACACGCAGGGGGGAGGGAGAGAGGACGCTCAGTTCATTCCAAGCATGGAACGCAAGGCGTCTGGCGTCTGACCCGCCACAGCCGGAGCGTGGTTGGTCTGAGGCGCAGCAAGCGTCGGAGCAACGAGCGTCGGAGCAGCAATCGGAGTCGCAGCAGGAGCCGAGTGAGCGGCTCCAATCGCGGAAGTCGACGGCGCTGCCGAAGCAGCCTTCTGCGAAGTCCAAGCCGTAGCGGAGAGGAACTTCACTTCGTCGTAGATGCCTGCATCACGATCGCCTGGCTTGTAGAAGATGTGCGCTGGGCGGTTGACGAAGGTGTCGCGGTTCAGTTGGAGACCCGGCACGTCAAGCTGTGCTGGCTCGTATCCCATGGACTCCAGAGCAGCGCGCCAGACGTTGAGCAGCCCTGCCTTGGTGTTGGCGTTGGGGACCGTGATGCTCGTCGTGCGAACCGCATTGCCGTAGCCCTCGAAGTTGCCGATCTTGAACACGATCCGAGTGCCACCGTTGGAGTTCTGGGCTTCGTAGGCGTCCACGATGCTACCCTTGTAGTAGCCCTCGATGAGAGACTTGCCGCCGCCAGAAGCCTGGACACCAGCGAGATTGAGAGAGAGATTGAAGTTGGGGTCCATGTGGATCCTCGTGTGCTGTTGTTGTTGTGTGAGTGCCCCTGAAAAGCGCCGGGGCCGCGCATGTTAAAGAATGAAGTTCGAGCCATGCTTCGTGAGAGCGCGCTCAATGACCACTCGGTCCAGAGCGTCTCGCATGACCCAACGGACCAGAGGTTGCTCCAACCCCAGTTCGAGAAGCTGGTGATAGAGCGTGTTCGCGGATCCTGTTGGATTGCCAGACTCGCGCAGCATGACTGCGATCTTGTCCGTCCAGTCTTCCTGCTGCTCGTTGATGTAGGGCAGAGGAAGGCCGCCACTGCGGAGAATCTCACGCAGATTCATAGGAGCGGGTGACACTCGGTTGACGATGTTGAGCCGATCCTTCATCACATAGTTTCGATCTGGACTGCACTTGTAGACGGCGGGCCATGGCTTGCGCATGGGCTCCATGTCAACCCGCAGCACCATGTCGCAGCGTGCAGGCACCTGTTCCACCAACTTGCCCACAAGCTCAGGCCCACCACGGCGACGGGTTCCGTCGTCCTTGCTCTTGGGGTCAGTGCCCCAGCAGTTCAGAACTCCCACTCCTCCGCGCTGTGCGAGGGCGTTCAGAAGGTCCACCGCGTCATTCATCACGGTATCCCAAACGTCGTACCCGTTGCGGAACCGCTTCTTGCACGCACGGACGGTCTCGCGGGCCATTCCGCTGAAGTCGTCAATGACCGTGTGGCCGCCGCGTGGGAGGCTCTTGATGACTTTGGACGCATCAGCCATGGTTTTGGCGACATGGCCACGCGGAGAATAGCCGCAGACCTTCTCGATGCTGATCAGGCCCGCAGGCTTGCCACCGTCATCAGATGGCTGGCCGATGAAGTCCCCAGTGGGGAACGAATAGCCGAGGTCCACAGTCTTCCCGATTCCGGGAGGGCCATAGATCGACGCCAAGATTGGCAGCATGTGATCTCCGTGTCCGTCATGTGTGTTGAAGTCACCGGCTCAATGGTGACGCGCTCTCTTCTACTCAGGGGGATTTATCCTGTCAATAGGTCCGGGCACATTTATTATGCTTCGGCCATCGGACCGCCAAGGACGATCGTGAACTGGGTATGCCGATCGACGACGCTCCCGAAGAGGGACTCAATCTCCTGGACACCCACATTCGTTTCCTTCCCGTACTTCACTGCGATGTCGAACATCACGCGCACCAGTTCGGACGGGCGCACGTACCCAACCTCATCTTCCACAGCTTCAAGCTCGTCCGCAATGACCGTCGCCAGCGCGCTTCTCACGACACTGAGGCGGTCTTTTCCATTTGGGTCTCTCATCCCCACTTGCATTTCTCCAGATGTGGGCAAGCACCGTACCGGTGCCAGCATACCAGTTCAGTGCTCACCATTGGCCAGTCTCGCGGGTCTTTTGACTTCGCCGAGTGCTCGGCAATCAACCCCTCGGCAAACCGCACCGTCTTCGGGAACTCACGAAGCATGTGAGGCGCAGCAGTCAGGTCGAACCGCTGGAACTTCATCGTGCCGGTGTGCTGGATCATGTTGAGGCGGATCCCTGCGAGGTCATCTCCGTACTTCTGGTGTGCAAGCGTGCGATATCCCAGCATCTGCCCCGAGATGCTGTAGAACTTTCGCTGGCTGGAGTCCAGTCGCGTGGTGGTCTTGTGATCGACTACCCAGATGCGTCCCTGCCGATCTCGATACACGAGGTCAAAACGTCCTGTGAACCGGTGCCCTCCGACTTGACCATCTGCAAGACTCTCGACCGCGAGAATCTCCCAGTGCTCATCCTTGTACCGCTCCAAGTACGAATCCATCACATCGCAGGCCAGGCTCATCCACTTCTCGCTCAGTCCTTTTGCGATGTCCGCGTAGACCTGGATTGCAGCCTTGGGCGTGTAGTACACGTCAGGATCGCGCCCTTGCTGGACCTCCATCATGCGCTGGTAGTGATGAGCCAGCCCCAAGTGGATCAGCGACCCCTTGACCAGTGGATCGCGCTCGACCCGCTTTTTGTCTGGGTCGAGATAACCCCATGCGTATTTTGCTGGGCACTCCAACACCTGCTGGAGTCGGTGCCAACCACGCGGGCTGGGTCCTGTCACGAGGATTTGCTTCTCCATCAGTCCTCCAACTTGGAAAGAATGCTGTCTACCAGCGCGTCCTCGTCTTCCATGCCGCCGATGGCATACTTGGCCTCGGCAAGCTCAGTGTCCTGCGCGATCCTTTCTACACCCGGCAGCTTGGCAATCAACTTGTCCGCGACGTGTTCGTCCACACTGTTCTCTGCCACGACGTAATAAATGACGACGGGCCTTTTCTGTCCGAGTCGGCAAAATCTGCCTTCCCACTGCCGCACTTGTCCGGGCGTCCACGGGAGCATCACGAACAGGGCTGCGTCCGTGTCGTGCAGGTTGATGGCCTCACCGAAGGCATCTCCGGTTCCTACGAGTACGCAGGGACCAGGATGCTCCATGTAATCGTCCACCACTTGCTGGCGCTTTGTGGGATTGGTCCCACCGTGGGATGCCCAGACCTGTGTGCCTTTCAGCTTTTTTCGGATCTCTTCGCCAAGGGTGTCCACGTCCCTCTTCCGGCCCGTGAAGATGACGACCTTTTGCTTGGAACCCACATGGTCACCTACAAGCTGAATGACAGCCTTGCGTTTTCGTGACGCTGCTTGGGCGAGCTTGCATTCCAAGATTGCGGAAGGGCCTCGCTTCGCGGCAGCCCGCAACTCTGCCGGGAAGCCCGCCGTCGGCCGGCCTTGGTCTTCCGGCGCGATGTAGACGCTTTGCCTACGCTTTGGAGGCAGACTGCGATGGGTGTCGTGGTAGTCGATGCGATGCACAATGTCCGTCAGACGGCTTGTGAGTTCGTCAATGTTCGACATGCCAGTGGTATCAAAGCCCCCGTATAGACCCGGCTTTCGATCGCAGTAGCGATTCAACCAAGTGGTAGCAGATCCCCAAGCGTCTGGCTCTGCAAGGTCCAACTGACCCCACAGGTCCCGTACACGGTCCTTGACCGGCGTGGCTGTTGTCAAGGCCCGCCGCTGGGTGCGGCGGGCGACTGTAGCCGCTGCCGCTGCGGTGTTGAGGAGAGGAACCATCATGTGTCGAGAGCCATCGTCATCTGATGTGACGAAGCCACCACGCGCTTTCGCGGCTGCTTCCTGCTCTCGAATGAGGTTGACCCGTGCGTCCGAATCGCCATCGAGTTCGGCCAGTGGGATCCGTGACCACCGCTTAGATGACTTTCCCCGGTGGCTCTCATCGTAAATCGAACTCACCCACGAGAACTCACCCAGCCTGTCCAGATTGTGCGTCAGGGCTTCCCATCCCACCACGACCACCTTGCGCCCTTCCCCTGCCATGTAGCCGTCAAGGGTCTGGGCTCCCTTCTTCAGAGAAGAGGCCGGACGAAGCACATACGGACGCACATGCGTGTAGCGTTCAATCTCTCGACCGTACTGCAACCGACTGGCAGCGCGGGTGATGATGAGGACGTTTCCGGGTACGAGAAGAGCCCACAGAATGCCCGTGAGCGTCTTCCCAGCCCCAGTCGGATGCCAGAAGTGGACGCCATCCTTTCTGCCGGAAAAGGTCAGCGCAGACCGCTGGTATTCCGTGAGGAATCCGTCCATCACGAACTCACGCACTTCCCCGTTGCCCGTCAGGATCTTTTGCCAATCACATTCCGCCGACTGGAGGTTCTGTCCATACGCCCACTCCGCCGACAGGACACCCACGCCGAGCGCAGGCAGAGCCCGCAACGTCAGGTCCAGCGCATGGTGGGGCACATACGCAGTCGTGCCATAGACGCGCACACCGGGGATTGCGACCAGTGCGTCCTTGATCTGAGGCGGAGGCCGCTCGGCCAGCGCCAAAAGGGCATGGGTCGTCTGAGGAATCTTTCGCATGGACTGGTGGTACTACGGCAACCCCTGCCTGTCAATGTGTCAGACACACTCTGTCGATCACCACCACTGGTCCATCAAGGAGTACGTGAACTTCTTGGCCCAGGTCGGGTGGGTCTCAATTTGCTTGTTGCACAGATCCATCATCTCCCTGAAGCCCTCCGTGGTGCCATGAACCTGACAACCGGCGCTCCACTTGCCCACTTCATCGTCCGGCCCACGGTCACGGTCCTCGTGGTACGGGTCGTTGCTCGACGCATGGATGTTGATGCCGAAGTAGCCAGTCTGCGTCCCGACGTTGATGTCGAGTTCAGCATCCCGGTCTGCATCCCGCCAGACGGTGACTTCTCCGGCCCGCTGACAGAGCGCAAGGTACTTGCCTGAGTGCAGGTCGATGGTGTAGGTCGAGCGGTACTGCTTGGGAACCAAGATCGCAGTCCCGTTGACATTGGAGGGGTTTTCCCGCCAGTAGAGTCCGGGGTCGGTCGTCGCCGGCCAGTAGTCGAGTTGCCACTCGCCATTCTTCTTGTAGGCGCAGCCCAACCAGTCATTGAACGTCGTCGGCTCCAAGTCCTTGGACCGGATGCCGAACAAGTTGAGATCGTAGTCGCCACTCTTGAAAACGGCATACCCGAGCTTGTTCATGTGCTCGAAGAGTTGAGCAAGTGTCGGTAGTGTTGTCATATCAACCTCCAGCCCATTGAAGGACCGCAGCAGTGATTCCCAGATCGTCAAGGTGGTCTTTCGTGACAGGCGTGGACGAGCCGGCTGCGATGCGGGATTGGATGTCGGCCTTCACCACCGCTACTTCGGTGGGTGTGCGGTCCATGGTCACCATGGCCACCTCCCGGCTGTCAGCAGGTGCGGTCTGCATCGTTGCGGTGGCCACTGGTCCCCACCCCTCGATGTGGACAAGGGCATTGCCCTCGTCGTCATAGGCGATTTCCACCACCCGCAGGCTAAGAACACTCATTGGAACCTCTTGACCAACAGTCGTGTGAGAGTGGCGTCTGTTTGGTCGTTTGCCCCAAAGAAACAGCGCAGTCCGTCTGCTTGGTAGGTGGGACTTGCCGAATTTAGCCCTACTGAGTCGGAACCAACCATCACAGTCGTACCTGGAGTAGCCCCGCCAGGAGTGGGTGTCGGTGGGGTAGTGCCCGACGTGTCTTGGACCTGTACGCTTTGTCCCCCGAGAACGATGTAGGTGAAAACCCGGCTCGTTTTGATTGCCGTGGTCGCCAGTACACTGCTGTTGCTGGTGTTGCTGCGCACACGCACGTCTTCGTTTGTTCCGTCGTTATTGTCGCTAAGGAACCAGCCACGCGCCTCTCCGGCGTTATGCGTGGTATTATTGCCCTTGTTTAAGCCGGTAAATATCGTGCTTGCGCCTGCATTAGGGTACACTACGTTCGTTACCACTAACTGCACTGCGTATATGTGCTGTGAAACGTCTTCGCGAGTGTAGCTCGACAATAGAGGGTCAATGTCGAACGACGCTGTGACAGTGCCCGATCCCGTGCCTCCATTCATCAGGATGCCGCTGCCGTTGGTGGGCGTGACATCGCCGTTGGCGCCGGAGAAGCGCGTCACAGTCATCGACAACGTGTCGCCCGACGAGTCAAACTGGAGCGTGTTGGTTCCACTCGTGATTGCCGAGACTGTCTCCAGATCGGTCAGGTCGAGATCCACCAGTGTCACGTAGGAGCCTGATGACGTGGCCGCCCGGTCGAAGCTGTGAACCGCCGTTGCGACGACGTTCCCACTCGAATCCTTTGCGTTGAGCGACAACGTACCTGCGTTCCCGGCACTGGTGCTGAACGTGTACGCTCCCAGACCACTTCCGCTGACTGATGCCGAGCCCACAGCATTGGTCATCACCGACTGGTAGGACGCGATGATGCTGTCGCTGTCGGTGAATGAGCCAAACGTCTTGGCACTTACATTGGTACCAGACGCGACCGACTCAGATGTAGGGCCGGGAGGTGTGACTGTGGAGTCACCCCCTCCAGTTGCAGCCAGTATATATCGACTGCTCGCGTGGAATCTGCTCATGCTACCAGTCTCCGCAGCGCCGTTCGAGAATAGGGCACGAGAGGCAGACGAAGCGCCTCGTGGACTGCCAACCACGCCATTCGGTCGTGTTCGCCGTCCAAGAGCATAGCACGCCCATCGGTTGAAGAACCGATGAAGACCTGTACGAATCCGTGAATCGTGGGCACTCTCGCCAAAGGGCGCAGTGGCCCGAGGAACAGACCTGCTTCCTCGAAGGCTTCACGTCGTGCCGCTTGTTCGAGCGTCTCATGGGGCTCGGCTCCACCACCCGGCAGACACCACTTGCCGGGTGCCCAAGGGTCAGTGGGGCCGCGTCGGAGGACGAGCACCTTGCCCCGTGGACACAGAGCGACCACGGCGGCAGAACGCTTCATCAGACAAAGCGTTTGTATTCTGCCGGTGTGGCCACCCTCTTCGGGTGCCGGATTGCTCCCTGCTTCGGAATCAAGTACCCACTTGCTTTGTCCCATCCTGAGTAGGTCTTTCCAATCAGCCTTGCCACTTGGGCCGCAGTCGGAAGACGCTTGTAGAACTGATGAATGTCAAGGCCATCCACAAGCACAAAGCCTCCGGGAACCGGGTGGGCGAAGGCACCCTCGTACTCCAAACCCATTCCGTGCAGCAGTCCTTTTCTTACTGCTTCCTCACTCCCTCGGAAGTCAACCAGAGAATACTTTGTCACGCCCTTCATACGCGGGGTCGCACCGTACTTTTTTGCGTCATCAAGGTCTTCACGGATCCGCTCAACTTCGATACCATCTACCGTGGCATCGTCCGTGAAAAAGCCAGGCGAATACCAATCATCGACGGGGTTCTTGCGCTTGCGGCGTGAGATGGACGCGAGCTTCTTCTTCATCTGCGCGAGCGTGCCGGTGTGCCTTTCTACAACGTCATAGCCTCGCGTATCCGAGTCATGTCCTTGCAGAATAGCGGGCTCACCCTTCACCTGAGTAATCTCCCAGACAATACCTGGGTCCTCGTATGTCCCACCAGAGTAGGCTGCCCGCAACTTGAACGGCTCGCCTATGACTGCATAGACTTGATCGTCCCAACTTTTGAAGTTCCCGATCTTCTCCCCCAGCGAGGCAAACCACTTCGTGGTCTCCTTCTGGTTCCAGTCCTTGAACATCGAACGGTCTTCTTGATACGACGTGCGACTCGAAGACGTGCGCTTTCGCTTGGCTGCGGGACGCTTCGCTGTTGTCAGACGCTGGCGGGTCGTCTTCTTGCGGGTCGTCTTCTGACGAGCGGCAGGCCGACGCTTGCCCTTGCTCAAGTCGGCGGCAGCCGACTTCAGCCCACGACGGAACGCGGTGTTGGCCTTCCCCTTTTTCATCAGGAGGTCTACCTCACGCTCGCTTCCATCTCGACGGATCTTGACGAAAAGGGCGTTCTTGTCTGAGAGCCCCATCTTCATGCCGAGCTTGTAGCCTTGGCTCTTATACATGTCTCACCTCAGATGAAGAGGAACTCAGCACCGAAGTTGCGCGGGTTCGACTCGTAGGCCCGACGCGAAGTCTTGCGCATCATGCCCTTCTTGGTGCCGTTGCGGCGCGGGTTGGACCGGACGCTGACAATCTCTTCGACTTCCACGCGGGTCATTCCCACCTTGTACTTCTTGCCTGCCTTCTTGCGAAGGTCGCCCCACGTCATGGAAGAGACGTCTTGGCTACGTGCCGAAGACTTGGGCTTGGAAGAGGACTTGCGCTTGGAAGAGGACTTGCGAGCCCGGCGCGTGTCACTTGCATCCCGAGCGAACTCTGCCTCGACAGAACGAGCGGCACGGCTCGTTCCTGCACCGCTCGGTCGGAAGCCTCTCTTGAACTGGAGCACACTTCGGAGACCCTTGCGAAACGCATGAGGGTCTCCACCAACTCCGATGCGTCCTTCAAGCAGTGAAATATCAGAAGCGCTGCCTTCTTCACGGACCAGATCACGCAGTTCCGACCATTCAACTTCTGTCGAACGAGGGTTGGAGCGAAGGTTGAGCAGCTTCGCGCCCAACCGTTGGCCCCGCGCAAACGCTTTCTTGCTGCGGGTCTTCTCGTTGCTCTTGCGCGACAGGGGCTGTCCTGCGTTCCGACGTCGCTTCATTGCATAGGCCATGTTTTCTCCGAGAACTGGTGCGGCTGAGATGCCCGCTGGCTGGCATGGTAGCGCATCAACTATGCGAAGACCAAGCCTCTCAACATGACCGAGTGCTATCGGTCAGGAACGACAGATGAGTGATGGTTCACGATTTGCCATCCACTTGGCGTTTCCATCCACACGAACGAGTAGCGTGCGGGCTGGAACTGCACCTTCCCGCCATCGTAGAAGCGGAAAGTGTACGTGCCTGAGAGGATGACTCCGCCAGGTATGGTCTGCACCTTCACCGTGTCATATTGCCCGCACAGGCCCTCCTTCGAGAGAAACTCAACGAAGTAATCGTAGAGTTCTTGGTGCCCCTGCAACGCGCCCTTGGAGAACGTCGCAACAAGGACAGCATCGGGTGTGTAGAGCCGAAGCATCCGTCGAGGGTCACGCGAGCAGATCGACTGCATCCAGATGTTCAGGAGATGTTCCATAGGTCCTCACTTGATATGCTGGGGCCATGCGCCCATGGTCCGACCCTATCGTTTACTCCCACGTCTTGTTCGTCTTCAATGTGGCGACCTGGATTTCCGTGGGCAGCCTTGCCGCAGGCATCATCCTTTTGGCGTCTACCGTCGCGTCTACGATGTACCATTTGCATCGAGAGGAACACGCGATGTGGCAGGGCATCGACTACATCGCTGCTGTTGGGGCACTCGGCTACACCCTGTACCTGACCCTGCCGTTGATGATCAACACGCAGATTGCTGAGTGTG